CTATTACTGTTAACCCTTGTAAAGATATTAAGCTATACCAACCTGTTGCATCTGCTGAAGGGTCAGTTGTACTAACACCACCGGGTGCTTTACGTCTATAGTTTTGTCCGTTAGCAGGACTCCAAGCTACATCTCCTTCTGCATAGCTAGTACCAGATACCCACTTAGTAGCACCAGATACTGCTGTAGCAGCAACTACTGCTTGTTCTGCTTGTACCTTAGCAGCGTCAGCAGCAACTGCGCTCGCAGCAGCAGCAGAAGCTGATACGTTAACAGCAGTAGCTGTGCTGTTCATTTCACTGCCTACTGTATTTACTTCATCACCCCAATCAGGTAATTCACCTAAGAATACGTCTGCTCTACTAACAAAGTTTGTAGGATCACTTCTACTTGGTGGCGTGCTTAATGTAGTTATTGTTGTTGTTATTGGCATTTTAGACCTTTATTAACTTTTATTGTTTTTGTTATTTACGTAGAATTTCATTAGATGAGCCCTTCACACTCAAGTGTACACAAACTATGACTAGGATATGCTATTACTGTATTAAAGCTACGGTAGAAACCATAGATTACTAACGGTGCATATTTTGTATCAGTAGAGCCTATCCAAACACTAGGTTTAGAACTAACATCGGTGAGTATGTTTTGTAAGAAAGCTAATCTATTATTATCTACAAAAATAATAGCAGACATTCTTTTACTTGTTGCTCTTGGTACGAATGTTGTATTACCAAACTCGTCTGTTATCTTAGCACTATAATCATTATTACTAAAACTAGCACCCTGTTGGGTTAAACCTAATTCATACGTTCTACCATATTTAAACACACCAATACTACAATCTCCCGTATTAGTCAATGTAAGGTATATAGTTCCATTAGTATATAAAGGAATATCAGTTAATACTACGTCTTTAACGTATTCTATATCACTAAAAAAGTAATCATACCAATCAGTAATAACCGTAGATATTAAAGAAACAGTACCTGTATCATAAACAGTAGTACCACCTACTCCGTCTTTAACTTCTACCCTATAAGATTCTGCATTAAGGTTAAGCAAGGCTACACTATCAAATCTAGTACCGGGTTTAACAACTACTTCTAACGGGCTAGAAGACACCGTAGAAGTATTTACTTGGTCATCAAACATTGCTGATCTATTATCAGGGCCTACTAATAACCAATCTGTAGGACTAATATCTGGTTGATTACCTGTATTACTATTTACTAATGATTCATAAATATAATCACCATAATATACCCTATCATCCTTAGCATAAGTAGTACCTGCATTGTACGCAGGATTAACTTCTGATGCGTTTGTACTTATTCTCTGACTTACGTCATATTCTAAATTCTTTAGTAGTTTCATTTCTTTTAATTATTATAAAGAAAGGGTGAATTAACACCCTTCCCATGATTACTAATTAACCAACTACTATACAGCAGAGGTTTGAACTGCATCACCAGCAGAACTAGGTACAATAACACGTTCAATTAGTTTAACTAATTTATTAGTATTTATTGCTACTGCTTGAGTTTCAATACTTAATCTATCCAGTTTAGCACTCAATTCAGAATCGTTACTATTACTAGACATCATCTGTTTTGTTTGCGAAGCTGTATAAATCCTAGCTGGACCAGTTGCTTCTAACTCAGGGCCATTCTCACCTACTAAGCGTAATCCGCCAGAATGTAAACCACCGGATGCAAACGCAGGAATACCGTAGTTTGCAAAGTGAGCAGCTATTTCTTCTGGAGTAAAGCCTAAGACTCTGGCAATATCTTCTTGGTTGTAACCATGGCTATTCATGTAGCCGTACAACAAAGTAGTGTTACCTTTATCGTCAGTACCCCACTGTAATGCCTGTGCATACTGTAATAGGTATTTGTCAGTATCTGACATATTACCGTAGTCTACACCACTGCTATTATTACTAGAACCTTGATCACCAACCATGCCAAAGCTAGGGTTAGCAACATCGGCAGTAGTAGGTCTTGTATTTCCAGTAGCTGGTGGCACTAACGCTGCTTGGAAGGCTGCTAAAGCCTCTGCAACCGATAATATAGCATCCTTGATACCTAGCGCAGCATTCATCTGTTCTTTAGCGTTAGCTAATAAATCATCTAAATACTGTATCTGATCTTTGATACCTTTTAATATCAGTTCTTCGTTAGTAAGCTGTTCTTCTGTTTGGTCTTGTAATTCAAGCAAATCAGCAGCTAATAACAACTTGGCTTTATCAGATTCAAACTTAGTAGCGTAAGTATTAGTCTTGACTTCATTCTTAACAGCAGTTATAGCTTCTGTTAAAGTCTTGATGTCAGGTAATACACCAGTAGATAATGCGTTACTGATTACACCTCTACCCTGAACAGCAAGCATACTGCTTGTGCTAGTGACTTCACCGTAGAGTTCTCTTACATTGCTACCTAATAATTCAAAGATACTACGTAGATTATCTACGATACCTTGTTGAGTATTAAGTTGGTCTTGTAATAGTTCTTTTTGTGAATTTACTGCTTGTTCTAAAACAGAATAAGCATTTTCTAAGCTAGATTTGAAAGCATCACTAACTGCCACTGCACTATCTGCTATTTCAGCAAAAACAGGAGCAAGTTGAATCAAGAAAGCATACATCTTACGACCTTCTTCTGTAGACAGGTCTTGTGCTTCTACTAGCTTTCTATATTCTTCTTTGTTCTTAGGTAATGCTAAGTTATGCTTACCTAACTGTTCAGTAACACTTCTTATTAAATTTGCTCGTTTTTCTTCTTCAGAATAGTAAGCATTATAATAAGCAGATGTACTATTAGTAAATGTTTCAATAGAGCCAAAAGCATCAATTAACTGACTAGCCAAATCTGCACCAGATAAACTACCTTGGTACAAGGTATAACCTAACGAGTCAAATACTGCATTTACTGTACCTAATGAGTTTGCTAATCTAGTAAGCGTCTCAATTGCTGTTTCACCTTCTTTAGCGTATTCACTAGCCGCGTATGTGCTATTTTCAATAGTATCAGTTACAGTTTCTGTGAACTCAATATAATCTCCTGTTATATTGTCCCATCTTCTCTCAGATATTGTTCTAGTTACTTCCTCAGTAGTAGTAGTCCAAGTACCTAATATCTGTTGAGCCATTTCATTATTAGCAGTAGCTAATGCTTCTGCAATCTTAGCTTGTGCTTCTTCAGGTGTTAAATCTTTAAGATCAATACCTGTTCTAGCACCAGTATCAGGATGAATCTGAGTACCTAAACCAGTACGGTAATTTTCAATCTTACTGGTATCTAGTCCTAAGCTCTTAGCCATGTCTACAGTATTCTGACGCATTGCTTTGTAAGTATCTTGGACTATTTTACCTTGCTCACTTGCACCTAAATCTTGAATACTGTAGTCAGGGCCGCCAAATATATACCCACCTTTACGGGTTAATGTGTAATCTCTGAGGGCTTCATCTCCTCCTAGTTCACCCATGATACCACTACCGACTACTTTTTTCTTGCGGAAAGCTCCAAATGCAGCCAGCAATCCAATACCTAAACCTATCCAAGGCATAGCACTACCAAGGGTGGACATAAAACCACCGCCAGATCCACCAGCAGCGGCAGAAGCAAATGCGTTAGCAGACATCCCACCAGCGTTATATGCAGCAACAGCACCGGCACCTTGGTTGATACCTAGTGCACTACCTATACCACCTAAGAAACCAGTTCCAGACGTTAATCCAGAATATAAAGAAGTTAGTCCTTTACCTAGTCCTAACAAGTTAGACAAACCACCTAACAAACCACCACCACCTGTTGTACCAGCACCGCCACCACCAAGCAAACCTGATAAGCCACTTAATGCAGCATTAACTACAGCATTTACTACAGCATCAATTTGCAATGTAATCTTTTTACGCAATTCAGCAACAATAACATCACGTAATTTCTTACGCCCTGCTTTACCGCCTTCAAACAATGCAGTAACTAAAGCATCGGTAATACCGTTCTTTATATTACGGATAGCAGCATCAAAATCTTCTGCAAACTGTAATACTACTTCACGGTTAATAGTCTTTAACTTTTCAGCATAGTTGATGTCTAAGTCATTTAGAAGTTCTTGAACTCTCCGATCATCTCCTTTAAGTTTAGGGTCTGTTTGTATTTCCCTTTGTTTACGAAGATACTCATTCTGTTCTTTAGCTAATTTGACCTGAAGTTCTTGTTCTCTCCTGATAAGTTTTTGATCTTCTAGGGTTTTACCTAAAAGGCTTTCACGCATGTCTAAGTTAGAGTTTTCAATATCTAACGCTTCTCTAGTTTTAAGGATTTCTTCTTTAAACTTCTTATACGCATTAGTAGCATCTTCTACTTCTTTTTCATGGTCTTTCCATTGCTTAGTGCCTTCAAACAATTTAGCTCTAGCTTCTCTTGCTTGCTCTGCATTGTAAAAACCTTCTTTTTCATTCTCATTGATTAGTTCTAATTGCTTATAGTATTCTTTACCTAAACCACTAGACTTACCTAACAAACTATTATAAAGTTCAATAGCTTTGTTTCTACGTTCTTCATTACCTGCTTGTATTTCAGTAGTAGCAGCTAAAGCACCAGCTTGCATCACTTGATCTTGCATCTGTCTAGGTAATGCAAGAAACTGTTTATCGTTTGCAAGGTCTACTAATTTCTTCTGAGATACAGTAAGTTTTTCAGTAGCAGCATCGGCTTCAATAGTCTTAACAGTAAACTGTTGCATCAAGTTATTAAAATATTCTTGTGCTTTGTTTGCTGCTTTTGCTTCTGGGGTTTTCTTCTTAGCGTCTGCTATTTCTTTATTTAACCTGTCAATCTCTGCTTCTCTTGCAGCAATATACTCACGGTCATAAATGTCAGGAGTAGTTGTTAACTTTCTTGCGACAATTTCACCCTTTAATTTTCTGATTTCTTCTAGTGCCTTCTTTTCTTTACTATAACCTTTTTGCTTTAAAGCCTCAGTAGATTCAAAGTCTCTTGCTCTCTGTTTATCTAATTCTCTTTCAGCAGCAGAAGAAGCACTAGATGCTTTCTCTACTTTCCACAGATTTTCAAGAAAATTGTCAGACTCTGTTTTAAGTCCCCTTAGTGAAGTACCCATGTCAGCAAAATCTTCCTTAGCTCCGCTGAAATTGAAACTAGATACTTTTGTTAGCACCTTAACAGTTCCAATCATAGATTCTACTAACATATTTACAGCAGTAACTGCTGAATAAATTATACTCGCTAAAGACTTAAATACAAAAACTAAAGGATCTAATATAGAGCTTTTATTTGCTAACTTAACAACAGCATCAAAAACATTATTGACTCCAGTTTTTATAGTATCCCATGCTTTCTCCAATGGGGAAAGATTTTCTTTAGCATTAGATACTACTTTATCAAGAGATTCTTGATATGCTTTTGTAGCTTGCGTAGCAGCTTCTGTTTTCAATCCTGCCTTTTCTAAGCTAGTTACAAGTTTAAGTGTTTCTATGTTTATGAAACCTTGTGACTTAGCAATATCTAGTAGGACTTCAGAAGGTTTGTCTTGTAATTCAGAAAACTTCTTAATAGTATCAGTAACAGCAACACCTACATACCTTTCCATCTCCACAGCAGCCTTAGTAATACCAGCAATATCTTTTGCTGCAATATTACCTGCCTTAGACATTTCAGTAATCGCTCTTGTAGCATCTAAAGTAGTAACACCTGCAATGTTCAAAGAAGTAGCGTAAGCTACTGCTTCTTTTGTAGTTATTGCAAACTTACCACCAGTAAGTGCTAGTTGTTTATTCAATTCAGAGTTAGCTTCCCATGTCTTATACATAGCCACAGCAAGGGCTGTAAAGGCTGTTATAAGCAACAAAATACCGCTAGACAACACAACAGTCATCACTGCTTTTAAACGTGCCATAGCTGCTGTAGTAGCTTCTGTACTAACACCAAAAGCACTCATACTTGTTGCAGCTTTTTTCCAAACTAAATCAAGACCTGTTACTCTTGTGCCAAAGTCTAATACAGACTTACTTGCTGCTTGCAATGAACCTACAAGCAAACTTCCAACTGCTTTAGCAGCCATAGCAATAGAACCAGCAAATTCTGCACCAGAACGTCTGAAAGCAGCACCTAGTTTGTCTGCATCTACACTTGCGTTAGCAATCAAATCTCTTACTTGCAAACCTTGTTGCATCAATACTTGCATAGGGTTCATACCGCCATACAAGCTAACCGCAACGTCAGATATTTGAGGTGTTAAGGAACGACTTAATCTGTCAATCCTTTGCTTTTCTTCTACTCTCTGTACTTCTTGAATCTTTCTTTTATATGTCTCTAATTGATTGATATAATCTTGACCTTGTATACCTGCTCTTTTCAAAGCAAGGGCATACTTAGCAACTGCTTGTGCCGATCTTTCATTGGCAGATACTGTTCCTACTTGAGTTACGTTCATAGTCTCAAGAACAGTTTTCATACGTTCTTCTTCATTAGACAAGAATCTAACAGCAGCAGCGGTTTCTTTATGTTGCCTAGATAATTCTTTTTCAGCAGAACGGTATTTGTCAGCTTCTAACGCAGCACGTAAGTAGTTATTTTGTGAATCTTTAAGTAAAGCATTGTATTGTTTAAGACCAGCACCTTGCGTAGGGTCAACACCAATACGCTTCAATGCAACGGCTACTTCATTACCTAATTTACTATATTCTTTTAACTGTTTAGAAGATAATTCAATACCTTGATTAACCAAATCTGCACGTAATTTTAAACCATCCAGTTCTTTATTAACAGAACGTAAACTACCAATAGCAGAGTCAAAAGGATTAGAAACTAAACCACCAATGTCTTTAAGTAAACCTTGCAAGTATTGTAGTTTGTCACCGGCAATACCCAATGAATCTGCCATCTTCAATACAGAAGATTCACCAACAGTCCATCCTTGACTAATTAAGTCACGTTTCTTTTCGATTGATGAGATAAATGCTTCTTGTTTTTTAGAAGCCTTAACGATAGCTTCACCAGTAGCTTCTGTTGCTGCTGTTCTTTCTCTTTCTAACTTTAAAGCATCTCTATCTGTCTTAATCTTGTTAAGGTCAGTCTTACTTCTTAGCTCTGCTGCTCTAGCTGCATCTTTATCAACCTTAGCTTGTCTTGCTGCTGTAGCTACAACTTCTTTGTCTAATTGAACTAAAGAACCGGCTAATTCACCTACTTTAGTGATAGCAATATCTAGGGCTTTTGTTTCAGTCTCAAAGACAATTTTACTTAAATTTAACATATAATTTCCTTGAGGCTTCATTACCTCTATTCTTGTTTATACAAAGATTCTTTGTTATTGGCTATACTACAATATCAAGGTATAACCCATAAAAAAGAACCCTCTATCACCTGCTTATAATTGTTATAATTTACAGACAATAGAGGATTGTATTACTTCTTAGACTTTTGAGACTTTTGTTTTTCTGCTTTATCTTGTTGTTCTGAATGTTTCAGAGAAACCCTGTCAAGCATTTTTATTATTTGGACTTCTTGTGGTGTTACGTCAATACCTAATAAATCAAAATAACTTTTAATTTCAGTATATGTAATAGCACCAACTGCCATACCTACAGGTCTAGTAGAATTTAATTCAGCAAACCAATTCCATACGTCAAGCATCGTATGTGGTAATTCAACTAGGTTTTCTAGCTCTTTCGGTACTTTCCTTGTGTTCTTTTGAAGCACAAGTAAGTGATCTCTTAGAGTACCACCATCATGCTGTCTTGCTGATAACTTAAACTCTTGTTCAGCATATTCAATTAACTGCTGTATATCACTCTGGCAGAAAGTTCAGAAGCTCTTTAGCTTCCTCCACTACTTGCTCAAGAATCCAAGGATGATCTTTCAGTAAACGCTCTGCATTTTCAACAGTAAATGGGATTTCATTTACACCATCATCGGAAATACCACGCCATGAAATAATACGATTGATTGCTTGTTCAACACCAAAATCTTCTACTTCATCCATTGACATTGGTTTATCTTTGTCTTTACCTTTTAGAGTTTTCATCTGAAACTCTGTAGCTTTACGTCGTGACCATGCCCGTACAATCTTTGATTGATCACCACGTACTTTGATAAAAGCACCAGTACCTTCACCTGAACCGGGTTTCTTCAGTTCAAATTCGTAGCCTGCTTCAGCAGCTTCTGCGTAGTTAGTTTTTTGCAAATTAAGCAAAGTGTTCTCCTTTATTATTGTCTGTTAAATTTTTAATGAACCAGATATTGTTTAATATCTATTAGTTTAGAACGATGTCTAAGTTCTTATTATACCATGAAAAACTAAGATTTGCAACGTAAATTGATTATCAACCAAGAAACAAAAAACCCCTACGAAGGTTTTATCCTAAGTAGGGGTTATGTATTATTATCTAATAATTAGATATTACAGTGATGTATCTTGAATCAAGATTGTAGACTCAATCAAACCAGCAGAAGTAACATCATTAAGCAATGCTTGGAAAGATTGTTCTTGGATAATACCTAATTCTGCATCTGCTTTAGTAGCAGAGTTTACTTTGATTTTAGGGAATACAAAAGACATTGCATCTGCTGCTTTATCTTCTGAAGTAGTCAACGCTACAACCAAAGAAACAGTAGATTCATTCTTGAAGTAATCACGGAATGTAGCATTCTCAAAGTAGGTGCTAAAATTACCAGTTACAGTAATACGACCAACAAACATGTCAGCAGCAGTGTTACTACCAACTACGTTAGCAGGTTCGATATTACGGTTGATAGTAAAATCTAAGCTAGTAATCAACGCAACAGGTGTACCGTTTACTACCAAAGCACCCTGCACAGAAGCAAAGATACCGTCAGTACCAGCAGCAGTAGGTGTTGAGAAGTATTGGCTTGTATCTGTCTGTGCTAGGTCTTTACCCATGAAACTAATATCAGCAGTAACCAGACCAGTCGAAGGTAATTGCAATGCAATAGAACTTGCTTTACAGCCAGTAAACACTTCAGATTGAGAAATATCACTATACCAATCTTCAACAGTATAGGAATCGTCTGTATGACCTGTTAGAGGGATATAAGTATGCTTACCAATTACATCAACGTCTACAGAAGCAATAGGGCCTTCTGCAACCAATGGTGTGCTAGATAATACTTTACCTGTAATTACAGTAGAAGTGAGACTAACGATCAAGACATTGTTAGATACGTTAGCAGGGTCTAAGCCAGCACCTGTTAGTTGAACAATGTTACCTACATAGAAACCATCAGATAACCAGCTACCCGCACCGCGGGTGATAGTAAACAAATCACCTGATGCTGCGATTGTCACAGAAGCACCCGTAGTAGAACCACCAGTAGTAAAGTCACGAGCAACAATAGACTGCATAAAGTCAGAATATGCTGTAGGTGACAATTCACCGTTAATAGAACCTTCTACGCTACGAACACCATGTCTGGCGTCGGCGGTTTGAAAGTCTACCCGAATTTCATTTGACTCATACGCTTCTTTACTTAGGTTAAAGTCAGAAGTTACCCGACGAATATACTTACTACCAGAAGCACCTGCTGCTGTACCCCATGTACTTTCTTTCTTATAGGCTGTTTTTTTCGACACACCTTTGCTTATCATTTTATTTTCCTTATTTTAATTTGCAAATTAAATTTTTCTAAACATATAATTGGTCGATTCATTTAGTGACCAACCATATATTACTTTTCGTGGATTTTTACAAAACAGTGCAGCTATGATAACTAAACTGATTCGAGAGTAATCACTAAACTCTTGCCTTGTGCCTGTGAAAGTATCTCCAAAAACGTGATAAAAAGTGTAGACTTTGTCATCTGTTTTTGTATTTCTTTTCTGAGGGTACTTAAGTTCTTTTTTGTCTGGTATTTTTATCTCTATAGGCTTAAGAGACCAGTTGAAAACAACATTCCTAGCGTTTACTTTTTGGAATAGTTTAGCAACCTTTTTAGCTGGAATATTTGTGTAATTACAAAAATCTTGCCTAGTACCTTCAAAGATTTCCCCGTTTAAATGGTAAAACTTATAGATATTCTTATCTCTCAGAGAATCCGATTGTTCTTTTATATGCTTAATGACTCTTTCTAAGGAGGTACCTGTATGCTTGAACCCTGAAGTACCTTCCCCACCATCGGTTAGATTACACAAGTAATCTTCGTAGTGATAACGCATTTCCAAGATAGTGTCTTTTTCTAGATCAAAAGCTTCTTTCTCTGTCAAACCTTTATAAAGAATTTCTACAATTAGTCCGTGTTTTTTATAAGTATTTAACCAGTGAAGGTTTCTTTTACTTTTAGTATTTGCTCTGCGACCGTGACCTTTACCTACATAGAAGGGTTTATTATCACTAGCCCTACGGTGAACATATACATAGAATTTGTTTTCTTGTTTATCTTGCATGAAAAACTACTTATGAGTAAACTTCTACCGTTAGCGGTATCAGAATCGGTACTACCAATCTGTCTGAAGTTACTATTGTTCCTGTTATTTGAGGAGTTCTTAGTACATGACACTTAACAGAATCTTCTGTAAGAGTAGTACCTTTCTCAAAGTGATTTCTTATTAACTCTGCCCTTTGAATTGCTGTACCAGTACCTGTACCGTCTAATGGAGCACAGACAAATATCTGTACCTGTAAGTTTTCTCTATGAAAGTATTTACCGAAGGTAGGGTCTGTAGGTGAGTTTATGATATACTGCAATCTTTGATATGTAGTAGCAGGTGGTTCAAAGTTAACACCTTCGTATGCTGTAGGTAAACTAGGGGATAATGTCTCTAAATGTTTTTCTACTGCTATTTGTGCTTTTAATATAGACATTATTACCCTTCGTTAAAGTATCTTTCTAAATGAATCTGATACATTGATTCAATCATTCGTTCTGTAGGTTTTATAATACCTTCAGGTGATTGTGTATTCTTTCCTTTTTCAAACAAATCAAAAGCCAAACCTTCTGCACCTACAAATACTGTCTGCCCTAGTTTATAACTAGCTACACCTTGTTTAGCATTAGCAGCTACTGAACTATTAGAATAAATACTAGGTTCAAATTCAAAACTATCTACAACGTCTGCACTCCATGCACCTTTGTGAAATCCTACTTGCTCAGGTAATCCAGTAGCAACCATACGGTCATGGTAGTATTTAGCATACCGCTTATTATTAGCAATAGCTTCTTCACTACCTATTGGAGTATTGCTAGAAGCAATCATAGTAAGTTCGTATGCAAAACCTTTTACTGTATGTTCTAGTTTTCTAGTCAAGGTTTTCTTGTATTCTTCTAGTTCTTTTATAGCAGTTTTAATATCAGCAGAAACCATATTAAGCCTTTACAGCTACGATACGATACAAGACTAATGTTCCTTGTGCTACGTGTGTTTGAATAGAATCTATTTTATATTCACTGCTGTTATAAGTTATCGTATCAGCTACTTTAGGTGTAAATGAAAGTGAGTCATTTACTATATAAAACATAATAACTTCTTTACCTACTAATGTAGGATAGTTGTACTGAGTAGCTTTAATCTGCTTAGGATAAGCATTTAAGTTATAAGAAGTTACTGACCTGCTCGATGTCTTTGTAGACGTACTGTAAGTACCGTTAGTTATAGAGTTGTATACTATAGCTATCCCATGTAACGATACTGCTTGTTTACTTGCTAGTAAGTAAGGGTTCATGTTCACCTCTTAACTAGAAAAGAAACCATCAATTGAGTAAGGGTTAGCCTTACTAGGAGATTTAATAGTATTGTTATCTAAGTCTGCATCATTGGCTTGCATATCAGAAACAGATACATTACCAAAGTAAGCACCAGTATTCTTTAAGATAGGGTTAAGCATTGGATCACGCAAGTACATCTGCAACGCTAACCTATATGATTCTGCTGCTTTAGAACCCTTAATACTAAATATATCTACTGTATTATCACCACGTACTGACAATTGCATCAATATGATTCTAGCAGCTTCTATAGACGCTTGATCTAAGTTATCATCATACTTAGTCAACAAGTATTCTATTTCATCGTCACTCAGAAAGTAAAAACCTACGTTATTGTCTTGTACATTTAATCGGACAATTTGTATTGGAGTTAAAGCCATCAGCTTATCCTTTTATTCAAGATATTGTTATTCCTAATATAGAACCCTGTTTAAAGATTCTATATTAGAAAGCCCCTTTCGAGGCAATCATTTATCTAACTACTATTAAGTAGAAGATGTCAAACGAACCAAAGCACCGGGACGGCGTACCAAGTGCAAGTGATTGGATTCACTTTGCAACAGAGTATTTTCATCGTAACCGTCTGGGTAAGCAAACACATAAGCTGGTTCACCCAAGGTGTTAACCAAGCTACGCTTGTTAGCAGGGCCAAAGTATGTAATGAACATATCAGTAGTACCTGTAGGAAGCATGTAAGCATCCCCGTCAGGGATAAAAGCAGTACCGTTTACGCTACCACGGTATTCAATGAAGTCTACACCACCGAAGTTGAAAGTATCATAACGACCAGAACGTAAGCTATTACGCAGAGGTTCTTGAGTGCTAGAGTAATACTTGAAAGCGTCTTTTACAGTAGCGTGGTTGATTAACTTACGGAAGAAAGTAGGGCTGCACAGAACAATACCGCCGTTAACTACTTCACCATTCAAGATGTTATCTTGGACGTGGTCAAAACATTCTTTAGTAAAACCAAGGATGTCGCTAGTAGTAGTACCGAACAAGAAATCTTTTTCTTTACGTGTAACACCAAAGTCTGTATAATAGTTACCAGATACTGTACCGTTAGGTGCATAAATTGCACCAGTAGTAATAGCATACATACGGGCAGCTTCGCGTGTCATTGCATGGTTACGTGCAATACGTTCTAACTTACGTTGGATAACAGCAGCTTCTGTTTCAGCCATGTCAGCAGAACCGTAAGCACGTATACCTTGAACGTCAGCAGGAGTTACGTTATCATCCAATGCAAAATGTGGAATAGCATAGCTAAACATTTTACGGGTATCGTCTTTATTAACGATGTTACGTGTACCGCGTACAGTATCACCGATCAAAGACAAAGTACCTTCACTCTGTTCAATAGTAATGCTATGTTGTGATACAGATTCTTCGCGGAAGATACCTAGCTCGTTTGTCAAACCCCAAGTATTAGGGATAAGATTGAGGGCTTCGGTATAGTCGACAAGTTTAAATTCGCTTTGAAAACTACGAGTTTGCATTTTAATTATTCTCCGTTATTTTTATTATTCTTATTAAACAGCATCTACGCAGTTAATACCGATTTTCTCAAGTGCTGCATAAACAACAGTTTTCTCAGCGTCAGTATTATATGTAGCATCAAGTACCAAGCCAGATTTAGAAACAATCATTGGGCCTTTAACGATAGCTGCAATTTTAGTAGCAGTAGTAGCTGCAACAGTAGTTTCAGCAACAGCAATAGCAGCAGGAACTTTAGAACCGTCAGTAGCTGTCTCTACACATGCTTTGTAGCGATATGAACCTGCTACAGCAATACTAAAACCATCACCAACTGCAAAGTCAGTAGCTCCATCAGCAAGGGTGAACGCAAGACCACCATTAGAGAAAGCAGAAGCTACAGTACCAGTACCAACAGCAACACCATCAGGGTCAACAACCAAGAAAGTACCAGCGTTAGTTGCAGCAGCAGTAACGATAAGACGGTATGTACCAACCTTAGCAGGTGCTGTTACAGTAATAGAACCCATAACACCATCACCAGTATTGCCAGAATCGGCAGTAGCAACAGCAGTACCAGAAGTGATTACACGACCTAGAACTGTACCGGGTACATAACTAGCTGCGCTAGATTCATAAGCAGTTACTTGCTCACGGCAGTAAGCTACCTCAGGAGCTAGTTCCCACTTAACTACGTTAGAAAGACGTTTTGCTTCAGTTGCAAAAGGATTTGTCATAAATTAATCTCCGTTATTTTTATTATTGTTTTTGATATTTAGCTTTTACCAAACGAGTAACAGCATCTTCTTTTTTAACTTCAGCTTCTGGATCTGTAGTAGCGCCGATTTCTTGGAACAAAGCAGATTTTTGTACCATAGCTGTCAGACGTTCTACTTCTTGATTCATTTGAGAAATAGCACTTACAAAAGCACCAAAATCTTCTTCAGATTCAAGTGTCAACGAAGCCTTGACAATTGCTTCTTTGTTAATATCTAGTTTGATAGCAGATTTAACTACTTCGGTTTTAGACTTTACAATCGCTTCTTTCTTTTCTTTCTCGAACTGAGCAATGATGTCCCTTGCTTTTTGTAGTTCTTCCTTTTGAGCATCAACAGCTTTTTGGATTTCTTCAAAAGCAGATTTCTCAATCATCTCAACCTTAACTTCAACAGTTTCAGATTTGACTTCTTTTTGAGTCATTCTTTTTTCCTTCTTATTTTTAGAATTAGAGGTAGATACCTCAGACTTATTAACCTCGTGCACGATATTATCGGAGGTATCGGATACTTCTACTGCTAAAGCAGAGTTATCAGATTCGGTTTCTTCAGATATTGAATTTGAAGTTGTATTGTTCTTGGCTTTTAAAACAACTGCATAATCGTGTAAATTTGCAGGGCCGTTATTGATACGTTTTGAAACTAAGGCAATGTGTGCACCTTCATTTTCAAAAGAAATATCAGATAATTTTCTTTTAGGTTTCTTATCCATGTGTATACCTTATTGTTCTAGTTTTTCTACACTTGCAACAGCCCCGATACTTACCCCATTGACTTCACCAGATTTAATATCTTGCCAAAGAACTTCATCGTGTACTTGAACAGTACATAACCAAGTACCTTTAGTAATGGTAATACCATCAACTAACATATCAGTAGGTGCTGTATAGGATTCCACGATAGAGAATAAATTTGTATTCTCCATGTGGTATAGATTAGGTTGTCTACAGAATGTATTGAAGTTGTGACAGGCTTTTCTGATTTCTGCTGCATCAGTAATATCACCGTGAGCATCAATTTCGTCAGGAACCATAACAACAAAGGTTGCTTGCATTAACTCATGGTTTAATGCTTTGAATACTTCTTGAGTATTTTCTTTATTCTTAGTATCTGCTTTTTCCATATAATTATTATTTTTATAGCAGCATAATAAATAATTATACCACGATTTTGTTGTAATTTCAAGTTAAATAGTAATAAACTTAATCAAACTACTTTCTTAAACATCTTACTAATACCTTGTTTGCATATTTGTCTAGCCATTTCAGTCTTACCAGTTGTAGTTAAATGCAAATAAGCATCTGCCCAATAACTAGAATAAGCCTCGAATACTGACAATGTACCAGTATGATTAAAAGCAGGAGAATCAGAAGTTCTAAAGTCTACATAATACTCTATACCCACTGAACGATAGTTTGCTTTAGCTAGTGTATGAAATGTTTGTACTCTGCTTTCCCATGTACTTCCTATATTACTAGGAGTAGTACCACAAAGGATTACCCTTAGTTTAGGATTAGCTGCTTTCCTAGCAGCAACATAGGTAACGCAGTCACTCCATGCTTGTTCGCCTGTTCTTACGTTAGAAGTAAACCCTCCGGTATTACAAGCGTTAGCAGTTTCAGCACATACAAGTATATTAGTCTTATCTGAATCAAATCTTGAATCGACATTATTACCGTTAGCAATCATATCAATCCAAGAATAACCAGAAGCAGCTACATTATGTAAGGTAGCTCCTTTTCCGCTAAACAGTTCGTTTTGCCCTATTAGTGTATGAATAGGAGTACCTGCATAATCAGTGTAAATAGAATTACCGTCTACTATTAAGTTTATATTACTGTCTATAACAAGTCTAGGAGGTGCGTTTAATCCGGGTATGAAGCTCATGTTAAACCTGAAGCTCTAAATACGGTAATACCGTCACCAGTTACGTAACCAGCAGCAGCAGGGAATAACTCCATAGACATACCAGTATATGTGTGTACACTTTCCCAAGTAGAACCGTTGTCACTGCTTGTTTCTACAAAAACGTCTGTACCGCTTCTACGTAGTCGGTACTTATTGTATGTAGGAAATGAGAATGAACCGGATACATTAGGTGTATTACCACCAGAACCAGCAACCACTACTTTAGGAGTATTAGAAGCCCCGTCAATGTAAACACCCATATTCCAAGATGTATAGCTTCCTGCTTCACCTACTGTCTTAAATCCTAAGATACCGTTTACTTTATCAAATACACACTCAATATAACCGTCACCTGCTAAACTATTCTGAGCAGATACAGCAGAGCCAGACCAACCATCAGTAGACATAAGGTAGTTGTAACCGTCAGTCTCGTTACCAGATTCAACAGCACCGGTAAGTATTTCAAGCCTAGCAACAGCAGGTGCTGGTGCAGGAGAAGGACTAGGAGAAGGTGATGGGCTGGGGCTAGGGGAAGGGCTAGGGGATGGAGCAGGACTTGGTGCAGGAGCTGTAGTAAGTGATTGAAGTATCGTAATACAAGGTTCTGTACCATCGTGAAAGAAGGTTACGTTGTTTAAAACACCATCTGTGTTGTTCCAACCAAGTGAACTACCCCACTCTGCAAACTCACTAAAGTCTGGTGTGTTAACACCGTCTGCTGTCATTCTTACGTATGTAGGTTTAAAAGGTTGTGGAGTACCTATTAGGGTAAAAGTAAGGGCACTAGATACAGTGACAGCTTCCATTACTTTAGGAGCAGATAAATCAATATCTGTTGAAAACTCTACAGTGCTGTAGTTGAAATCAGTACCGTTAGTTCCGTTAGAACCATCTGCACCGTCACTACCATCAACACCATCAGAACCTTTTAGGCTTTCTAACCATGCTAAAGCATTGCCTACAAACCCATTATCTACTGCTACTTGATATGCGCTTTTACCGTCAGTACCTGTTGGTAATTCTGAGACTGGTACCTTGTAAGTAGTACCACCAGAAACAATAGGAATAACATCCGTATCTGCTACAGGACTAGGTAATGTAGTTAATTGAGATATTTTCTTTTTAGCCATCAATACTCCAAATCGTCACCTGCTTCTGTAGTAATCTCATCCCCGTTTTCACAGAGTAAATTTCTAAAGACTTCTACTACCGCAGTTTTTATTTTAATCAAAGAATCAATATCCGCTACGGATAGAAAGAAGCCTAGTTTCACGAATAGAATCCTATAATATCGCTTGCAGTAGTAGCTGCATTTACTTTACGAATAAAGAAAGGGCCTAAGATTTGCCCGTTAGCTACGTTAGTAAAAACAGCAACGTCACCATTACTTGTAGTAACAGTAACGTCACCTGCTGTACCAACGTATAATTGTCTTACTTCTGGTGCAAATACAGTAGCGTCACTAGGAGTAATTGTTAATAGACCTGAGGCAGGCCATGTAGGATCATTCATATTATTTCTTTCTTATAATTATTAAGGAGCGTTAGATACATTAGAAACTGAATTATCATTAGAAGTAACTGCATCACCAGTACCAGAACCTAGTCCTGACTGCATGCCATCACCGCTACGCGATGTTTTCTCTGGCAATAATGAGAAGAAGTCAGTATCTTCTGGCATACTGTCTACACCAATACTGTCTAATACTTTATTAAATACTTCTGGTGTTTGAGGTAAATAACCAACAGCACCCATACGTTGAACAGCAGAACTAAAGCTATCTAAATCAGAATCTTGTAGATTATCAAAGTCGAATGAACCCATGCGTGATGTATCCCACCCGTTTAGTTCATAAGTTAATCTTGCTAGTTGCTCATTCAATACTTCACAAATAGATTTAGCAATACGTTCAGCATAAGCACCTGATAAACTGTTCTTAATAGAACCTAGTGCAAAAGAACCCGTACTACCTTGCCCCATCTGTAAGATGTCTGCAAACATGCTTGTAAAGATTAAATTTTTGTAGTATTCTTTAATCTTTATAATGTCATAACCTTTTTTACCGTCTACACTAAGTAATTCTAACTTGAAAGAAGGTGTTCTGGTTTCAGGGTCGATTATCTGAGGTATAATCATACAAGACTGTGAACCGGCTTGCAAGTTTCTCATACCGTTTTCAAAATAAGTTCTCAGTGCTTTTTGTTGTGGTGTAGCAGATTCTGAAAGTAATTCAGGTGGCATATACAACACAGGAAAACCAACTAAGTCTTTCGCTACACCTGTAGCTTCTAGTTCTTCTAATGCTGTAAGAAAGCGCCACGACAAGTAAGCATCGCGTAAAGGAGACTTACCAAAGGGATCACCACGGTGTCTACCTATTTTGAACAACAACAGTTTCTTCTTAGGTATATTCCTCATTAGTTTACTACCGGGAGAAAATCTACCATATACATCTTTAACTAAAGAAGTATTCTGGCGTACACCTACAATCTCATTACCGTCCTCAGAGAATAAGAATTTCTCTATTGTTTCTTGTGAACGGATAGGTAGCTTCTTCCAACCAATGTAACCATCATCGTACTTACTACCTAGAGATTTCTTGCGGGTTCTACCTACTACTTCATGTACTGAAAAACCAAACAAAAGCATTGTTAAAGTTTCTCGTATAAAATCATCCCAAGAAGTATCCATATCACGCATCATAGTATTTACTATTTTGCATTGTTCTTTTTCTTCTTCTGTAGGGTTTTCAGGAGGATTAAATACCCAATCTGCTTTACTAATAATATTTTCAAACAAGGTAAGAGGTGCATTAACTGCACTATGATAACTCATTTCCTTAAATACTTTGATATTATTAGGAAAGTTCAACTCTGTTTTCAATTCATCAACAGAAACACCATTGAACATCCTTAGTCCAATGTTGCCCATTTCTCCAACCTTGAATCTATCTAATTTATCAAAAGATTCAGCCTTATTGACTTCTTGTTTTACTTTTCTTGTAGCCATAAGGCTCCTTATCTAAAAATTAAATGTTGGAATTACCATGTTTTGCTGGCTGTAAGGTTTTAGGTTATCAAAGCTGAAAGAAGATGCTACTGTACCTGATAACTCTGGCATACTCATATCTGGTATTTCTCTTGCTCCTTGGTTAAGAACAAGTACAGCATCAGAACAAGCATCGACAATATCATCGTGATAACCGTCATTCTTATCGCCGTTGAAACTTTCTAGTTCAACAAACATTTCTTCTAACCAATTATCTTCTACAAACTGAACATGTCCTGCTTCTGCTAACGCAGCAAAAGGTTTAAATCTAATCAGTTTAGACTTATTTACTTTAACCAATTTACAGTAAATACCTGCTTCTGCTAGTTTTACTTTAACTACGTTTGCATAAGCAATACCTGCTTGTCCGGGGTCAACTGGTAGCACTACAACAGTACCTTCTGGGTCTGTTAAAGCAGTCTCTAAGATGAGTTTCTCTACTTCGTAAGGTCTGTCCCGTAGACTAGATAAATCTTCTACGGTGTACATACCTTGTTTATCCTTACTCATCAGCACACCTCTAGTCCAATCAGGGTTAGGGTTTGCTGTAGATGGTTTGGTAGCACTCAAATCCCATGCTCTTACCCTTTTTATTACGGATAGAGGAGGTGTGTCTACTACGTTACAAAAGTCACGTTTAAAATAACCAGCTTCTTCTTCTCTACAGAACCAAGAACCTTCTAAGAATATCTTTCTCTTGATAGGTGGTAATGCCAGCAAGTTGTAATAGTAATCTGGGTTGTTTTTCATTAACGGTATATTTTCCGTTACATGTGCCCTAATACTTCTAAAGCTACGTGGTACACCCTTACCGTGTATACTTTCTGCTTCTGCTAAAGTATCATACCAGATAAATTTACCGTCTTGTACGATAAAGAATCTTTCTATATTTGATCTTTCAGCAATGTGAATACCCTCATCGTCTAAGTAGTACTCTTTAATCATATCTGCAATAGGATGTCCGTACATTGGGTTGGTTGCCCAGAACATCTGAGGTCTGTACTTTACGTTTGCATTACGTAAACGACCCATTAAAGGTAATATCTGTGTGTTAAAATCAAACAAGGTTGCTTCGTCAAAGAAAATAACGGAGTATTGCGCACCTAAATGACTATTTACATCAGAATCGTACTGTAAATGAGAAAACTTAATAGTAGAATTATACTTAGGCAGATATATCTCTAAGTCTCTACTTCTTATAACTACTTGCTTACCAAACAACCTTTTAAATATACCAGACGCTTCTTGCCAGATACCGCCGTTTTGTCTAAGCTGTGTAGATGTTCTACGAAACACTACAATAGTTGAATTTTCTTCTATTGCAAATTTTACTAAGTTTAAGATAATTGCGAACGTCTTGCCTGCACCAGCACTGCCTGAGTAGAGTGTTATCGTACTGTTACTAGCTAGAAACTGCTGCTGCGGTACACTTGCAGGGGCTAGTACAAACTTTTCATCACTCATTAAGTACCCTTATCTTCTGTATCGTTTTCAATAATCTTTAATGAAAACACAGAACCAGATTCTTGGATTTCTTCACCACCTTCATCATCATAACGATAGTCGTAAAGTTCTTTAATAAGTTCTTTGTTAGTCTGAATAATAAAAGCAGCAGCACGTAATCTGTTAGTATCAGTTGCTTTCTCATTATTCATTACAGTAACAGCTACTTGTACTGCTTTACTTAGATGAGGTCTGAACTTACGCACCAACAACATAAATTGATCTGCACGTAGTTCACGATTAGTTTTTACTTCTGATCTGTCTTTGACAGGTCTGCCATTTCTGTTAATGGCATCTGCACCTCCTCTGAAAAGGTGACTTCTATCTTCTTTTTTTTCTTGTTTCGCCATAATAACCCTCAATAGCAAAAAGGGGCTAATGCCCCTTTAGTGTTAATTAGTGCTGGTTACGTTTATCCAGCTATCAACGTGAGTTGACCGTAGTTATGACGCCGGAAACCTTTGGCTAAGTTTCACACCGAGACATAACAGTCCTAGGTAGTAGGAATCTTAAAATTAAACCGAAACCCTTTAATATAATCACACTTGGGTGAAAACCACTTATGGTAGGGTCAACGCACAGTAATAACTGTTTCGTTTATACGTTGATAATTTTGTTTGGTATCAGTAACGAGATTCGAACTCGTGTGACCGCCGTGAAAGGGCGGTATCCTAAACCACTAGATGATACTGACGGTTGTTTGTGGTCAGAGAGGAAAGAATCGAACTTTCACTACCAGCTTCCAAGGCCGGGCGACTACCACTATCATACCCTCTGAATTTTTAATCGTAACGAACAACAGGTGTCTTACCAGAAGGGTATAATACTTCCCGTATTACTTGTAGTTCTTCTTCTGGTTGATCGTATAATTCATTTACTTGATCTACACAGTTATCACATTCGTTAGATTGATTAAATGGCGTTTTACGATAGTAAGCGCCGCATGTTACACAATTAGGCATGTTTGTTATTATTATTATATTTTGTTGTTAGTGCAGGGTACGGTGCCTGCCTTGCCGCAGGTAGATAAACTACGAACACAAGCGTGCGATTTGAACTATGACCAATAAAAGCATATCCGATTAGCAGTCAACCACAGAAAGGAGTAAAGATAGTTTTTACAATATCGTACCTTCTAAAGAATAGAACAAACCTATAATTAGTTTTATTATAACATTAAAAAATACTAATTACAAGTTAAATAAGAAGTAGATGTAAAATTTTAATCAAATATGCAGTACTTGGTTAGTACCTTACTATACTTTAATTGAAGTTTTAGTTGTGCTTTTCTTGCTGTACCAATATCATAAAATACTTTTCTTTTTTCTTCACCTTCTGAAAACCAAACTAAATAATAAGCAAATTGATCTTCTGAATGAGGTACTATCCTGATACCAGTAGTAAGGTTTTTGTGTGCTTCTCTTATTTGTCTAAACACAGAACTAGACACCAATTGAAGATTGTTTAATCTATTATCATTGGTATCCAGATTCTTATGTAAGACTTTCTGATTCTTAGAAGGAAACCTATCAAAACCTAGCGCATAAGCTACAGTAGATAATTTAAATCTGTTTATTTTTCTTTCTGATTCACCGTCATAAACTACAATACTTCCTGCTTGATCTGGTAATAACTTTCTACTATTCTTTCTCAAGTAAACACAACCAGAAAGAGTATCATACCTGAGTAGTTGTTTTAATCTTTCTAGTTCCATGTGATTACTTTTCTTTTTGCTTAGAAGTTTTCTTAGGTTCAGGTACTGTCTCTGGTTTAACTTCTTCTGCTACTTTTTCCTTTTCCATCAGATAAGATGCTCTAAGTTCTAACCTTTCTCTAATCTGTTCTGCATCAAAGTACCATTCTTTACCATTCAACATCAAATCTAACTCTTCGTCTGTAAGGAAACCCGAATATGTATCTCTTGCTAATTTTTCTGTGATTTTTAGCGTATGATTAGTTTGCGCAGCAATATCTGCTGCCTTACCGTAAGTACCGAAACGGCAAGAATGAACTAAAGACTCTGCACTGTCAGTAACGATTACTTCATTGCAATTTAAAGCAAGTACAGAAGCTGCACTGTGCGCCTCTCCTAGTATTACAGCTACTGTTTGTGCTTCTGTCATACGTATACCTTCTAACAAGACATTTAATCCATCAATTCGACCACCACCACTACAAATAAAGAAAGTAACCATATCGTTAGGGCCTGCATCTAACAACATATCAAATACTTTACTGTAATAATCTGGACTTTTTATTTCTTCGTTAATATGCACAGAAAAATCATGTATCTTTCTGGTTCTGACTGTGAAACTTAGTTGGGATTTACCTGTCAAGAATATATTATCTTCGTTGTCATCTTCGTTCATTGTAAACCGTCTAGTTTTGTTATTCATTGATGTCTCCTTTACTTTACATTAAGGTCTAGCGACTTTTTCTAAACTGTTTATCTACATCTGTCCTAGATACGATAGTAGGCTTTCCGGTTTCTTCGGCAAGCATTTCTTCCTCGTATGCAATAACAAAATCTTTTACAATATCCGATCTGCAAATATCATCTCTTGTAAAAGTAGTAAACTGAATATATGGTATTTTATACTTTTGAACTACTTTGTTTAAATATGTTAGACCGTCCATTCCATTTTTTACGTCTGTCTGATTTCCTGTATTATCTCCACAGAAAATCATTTGAGAGTTTTCACCAATACGGGTAGTTAATGCCTGTACCTCTGGTACAAATAAAGACTGACTTTCATCGC